TTATTGACGAAGATGGCGTATGGACAGGAACTCCAGGCAGCACACTAGAGAAATATGCTTTTGTTTCTAAAGCATCTGATGCTCGTAAGTCTGATGGAACAAGCAGCTACTATAGAAATGTAATTAACTCTAATTCACGTTATGTATGGTGGATGGATCACCCAATCACTGCAACTGGCGCTGCTCATGCATGGGGTACTTCTGCCAGCAATACATTCACTACAATGAGTGTTGCTCGTAGCACTTCACTAATCGGTGGTGTTGATGACTTTGCAGCTACTCAGGGTAACTATCAAGAAGGTTTTGCATTGTTTGCCAACGATGAGTTGTTTGACATTGCATTGATCGCTACTGGTCGTGTTTCTGCTACAACAGCTACTTACGTTATCAACAACATTGCTGAAGTGCGTAAAGACTGTATCGTGTTTGTTTCTCCAGTAGATGTTTCAGATCAATCTGTTATTACTGCAACTGGTTCAGCTGGTTCAACTAAAATGACCACATTCCGTGATGCACTACCAAGCACTTCTTACGCTGTTCTTGATTCTGGTTACAAGTATCAGTATGATCGTTACAATGACGCATACCGTTATGTTCCATTGAATGGTGATATCGCTGGTCTATGTGCTCGTACTGACTACACAAATGATCCATGGTTCTCTCCAGGTGGTATGAATCGTGGTCAGGTTAAGAATGTTGTTAAGTTGGCATACAATGCAAGCAAGACAGATCGTGATACATTGTACAAAAAGGGTATTAACCCAGTAGTTGCTTTCCCAGGACAGGGTACTGTTCTATTCGGAGACAAAACTCTGTTGGCTGCTCCAAGTGCATTTGATCGTATCAATGTGCGTCGTTTGTTTATCGTTCTTGAGAAGTCTGTTGCAACTGCAGCTAAGTTCCAATTGTTCGAATTCAACGATGGCTTTACTCGTGCTCAATTCAAGAATTTGATCGAGCCATTCCTACGTGATGTTCAGGGTCGTCGTGGTATCACTGATTTCCGTGTTAAGTGCGATGACACAAACAACACTGGTGAAGTTATTGACCGTAACGAATTCGTTGCCGACATCTTCATTAAACCAAATCGTTCTATCAACTTCATCACCCTCAACTTTGTTGCTGCTCGTTCTTCGATCAGTTTCAATGAGGTAGGTGCTTAATTATAAGGGAAGGATCTTCGGATCCTACCTAAATATAAAGAACAGAATGCCCCAAGGAGATAATTAAATGGCAAACATCGCTGATTTCAAAGCGCAATTAACTGGTGGTGGCGCACGTGCCAACCAGTTTTATGTGCAACTAACCTTCCCTACTTTCGTATCGTTGGGAATCGTCGCAGGTCAACAGGGTCAATTCCTCTGTAAGTCTGCTCAACTACCTGCTTCCACTATTGAAAACTTCGGTGTTCAGTATCGTGGTCGTGCAGTAAACTTCGCTGGTGAGCGTAGTTTCGCACCATGGTCGATTCAGATCTATAATGACACAAACTTTAATATCCGTAATGCTCTTGAGCAGTGGTCCAACGGTATCCAGAATTTGATCGGCACAACTGGATTGACAAATCCAAATGCTTATCAGGTTGACTTAGCAGTTAACCAACTCGACCGTAATGGCGCAGTTATCAAGTCTTACACCTTCCATGATGCTTATCCAACTGAAGTTGGTACAATTGAACTAGATTATGACACAGTTAATGCAATCGAAACATTCCCACTTACCTTCACATACAATTACTGGACTTCCAATACATCAACTGGTGCGAATGGTGGCTTCGGTGTTAATACTACCATTAACACACCAATCGGTTCTTTCCCACTTTAATCGGGAGAACCCTTTCGGGGGTAATACATAATGCAGATATTTGGGTTTGAAATAAAACGTAAACAGGAGAAGGCACTAGAATCAATAGTGCCTCCTTCCTACGATGATGGGTCAACAGTTGTTAATTCAGCTGCTGCCCATTACGGCATGGTCATGGATCTTGAAGGTATTATCAAGACCGAGAATGACCTTATCCGTCGCTATAGAGAAATTTCGCAGTATGCTGACTGCGATTCAGCCATTGAGGACATCGTTAATGAAGCGATCATTGCTGAAGAAGATAAACAGGCAGTAGAGGTTGTACTTGATGATTTAAAAGTATCTGAGAGTATTAAGAAAAAGATTCGTGAAGAATTTGATCATGTGCTTTGGTTGTTGGATTTTGACAACAGAGGGCATGATATCTTCCGTCAATGGTATGTTGATGGTCGTGTATTCTTCAATGTAATGCTTGATCCAAACAATGCCAAAAAAGGCATTCAAGAACTTCGTTATATCGATCCACGTAAGATTCGTCGCATCAAGCATGTTGATAAGGCAAAATCTGATAAAGGTGTCGAGTTAATTAAATCTGTAGAGGAATATTTCCTTTACAATGACAAGGGTATCACCGAGCAAACTATGCAGGGTGTTAAGATGTCCCTTGATTCAGTAGTGTTTACACCTTCTGGTCGTGTTGATCAGAATACTGGAATGACACTGAGTTACTTGCACAAAGCAATTAAGCCAGTGAATCAACTAAAGATGATGGAAGATGCATTGGTCATCTACCGTATCTCTCGTGCTCCAGAACGTAGAATTTTTTATATTGACGTTGGTAATCTGCCCAAGCTGAAAGCTGAACAGTATGTCAACGACATTATGAATAAGTTTAGAAACAAAGTAGTTTATGATGCAACCACTGGCGAAGTGCGTGACGATCGTAAGCATATGTCCATGATGGAAGATTTCTGGATGCCACGTCGTGAAGGTGGCAAGGGTACTGAGATTACTACCCTACCAGGAGGTCAGACTCTGGGACAAATCGAAGACATTCAGTATTTTCAGAACAAGTTGTTCCAAGCATTGAATGTACCAATCACAAGACTTCGCCCAGATCAATCATTTAATTTGGGTCGCTCGTCAGAAATTACTCGTGATGAAATTAAATTTAATAAATTCATCCAACGTATACGTAAGAAATTTTCTCATCTATTCCTTGACGTCCTTCGTGTGCAGTTGATTGCAAAGGGTGTAATCCGTGCGGATGAGTGGGATGAGATGACAAAGCAAATTCGTTTTGACTATCAGAAAGATAATTACTACTCTGAAGTTAAAGACGCTGAGATCTTGACAGGTCGTTTGAATCAGTTGCAGTTGGTAGAACCATACGTAAGTAAGTACTACTCGGAAAGCTGGATTCGTAAGAATGTTCTACATCAGACTGATGATGACATTGAACAAATTGACGAAGAGATCGAAGAAGAAAAAGAAAAGATTGCTGAGAGACAAGCAGACCAACAGGAACGTGCAGCTGCTCAGGGATCAATGGATATGCAACCAGATGAACAACCACAAAATGGAGCACCTCAATGAGTGAATCAGTAAAGAATTTAATTAACGCAATTTCCACAGGAAGTGCGATTGATACAGAAGAATCATTTAACTCAGCCATGGCTGAAAAGATTTCTGTTAAACTAGAAGCAATGCGTCAGGATGTTGCAGCTAATATGTTTAAAACAGCAGAAGCCGTAGAAGAAACTACAGAAACAAATGAGTAAACCTTTTAGCGAGTTAAGATCCAAACTCTTCGATAGTCTCGGAGTGTTGGATAAATACACTTGCTATGACAGTGATGTAACTGTCAATAAAGATTACTCACTGACCATAGATGGTCATAAGTTGGAAGATACCTTTGAGAGTTTGGAAGAAGCGAAAACATACGCAAAACGATACGTTGAGAATCAGAAATTACTAGAAGATATTAATACGACAGTACCTGAAGAAAAAGTAGCAAAGTATATACGACAGTTCCACAATGTAGATAAAATTACAGATACACTTATTGAATCATATATTGAACTCGCTTCTTCCAATCTGTTTTCAGTTGACCCTGTTGTTGTTGCTATCAAAGAAAGATCAGCAGTGGAGTTTAGTGGCAAATTAGAGTATCAGTTAGCCGATGGTAACATCGTTGCAATAAATGAGGATACCCAAGAAACCCTAAATAATTTATTACAAGACAAACCAGAAATTGTTGATTACATGCGTGAGAGTAAAAACAATTTCATGAGAATATTAAGAGAGATCTAAAATGGCTGTTGTAAAAACCGTACTTAAAAAAGCCCATCAAGAGGCAGTTGTAAAAGTTGCAGGAACTGCAGCAGCAGCAACCATCTCTTTGGCAAGCGATCTACTTCATACCAATCAGGCATTGACATCTGGTGGAACACCTACTGTTAATATCGTTGGCGCATGCTGGACTGGTGCTTCAACTTCTACAATTACCATAGTTCGTGGTGGTGTAACTATTCTTTCTATTCCAGCTGATCAACCAGATAACTTTAACTTTGAAGGTCTTGGTTTTGTCGATACTGTTGGCAACACTAGCGATATCGTTGTAACGATTGCTGGCGCTGAAGCAGCTGTATACCTAAAACTGCGTAAAGTTGCAGGATACGATGACAAAGTAGAAACTGGTCTTTATGGTTCATACGACGACATTACTCGTATTGGTGCTTCAACCACAGTAAGTGGATCTCCAGATAAGGTATAATCATGAAACTTATTAGAGAAGTCTACGACACAGTTAGCTTAGTTACCGAGGGAAGTCTCGGTAAGGGCAAGAATTACTTTATTGAAGGTGTATTCCTTCAATCAGAATTACAGAATCGTAATGGACGCATGTATCCAGAAAAGGTAATGGACAAAGAAGTCCAGCGTTATTGCGAAGAATATATCGATAAAAAT